TACAAAGCAAATTCCCATCATTTCCCCTTCCCTTTTCTCGTCTTAATCTCATGTCTCATCATTCTCGGCATCTTCTGCCTACTTTCCAGGTAATCACGCACCCTACGCCGGATCTCCCCAACATTAAATCCAACCAAATTACAACAATTGGCAAAACTATAAAAATAATTAACATCGTTAAACAACCATATGTAAGCCGTCCGATATTCATGACTGTTCGACTTCCGTCGTAAATCCTGCAACGCAAGTTCGATCATCTTCCAAGCGATAGTCACTATTCCACGATCAATAGATGTTTGCCGCTGCCATTCCGCGCAACGCTGATCATGCTGAATGGAAAAATCTTCAACTACCATTTTGGGTTCAACTTTATGATAAAATTAGAAATATGATTTTTTCTGCATTCTAATATCATTTCAATATTCGCTTGCTTAATTTCTTCAGCATCGACATTCGTCATTTTTATAGTTTGACTATGATGATATCTATTCATGTACACTTTTAATTTCTCAGCTAACCAACTCAAATCGGCCCCATCCCAGGCATCGGCACCGTCTGGAATGGACTCATCTCTCCCGGATTCACCCTGCCCGTCACCTTGCCCTGTAAATTAGGATCTTGCTGCCCCGGCCTCTGCCCTTTACTCTGCCCACCACCCTTACCCTGCTGTTCTGCGTTCATCATCATCGCCTGCTGCATAGCCGCCTGCTGCTGCTGGGCCTTCATCATCTGCGCTTGCTGATGCAGGGCAATGTGCGCCGTAAACCTCTGCATAACCTCCGTAAACATTCCCGGTGGTATCAATCTCACTCCATCCCCTTGCGTAAACCCCATATGCGTGCTTATATGCGCCGCATCGTCATCCACCACCGCCGGTACCACGTCCTGGCCTTCGACCATCAGATAATTCTCATTTTCAGGGTCCTCACTCTTAATTTCATCAGGCTCAATCAAATAATTCTGATAATCCTTCACCCCATAAGCTTCAAGCAATCCCTTACAGGCATAATATATTCTCCGTGGATCAACTATCCCCATCTGCATCATCATCGCATTCCCGGAAACCATACCAAATACTTCACGAGCCACCTGCTGGGTATATTCCCTCGAAATCTCGGCCACCTCCACTTCTAAATTTATATCAGGGTTAAGCAGCAGGTCTTCCCTTCGCATCTCTTTAAATTCCCACTTATTTCCAGCCCCCTGCACTCTGTATTTAATATTTTCAGGCATATAAGCCATGTATAACTTCCATATCTGCCTATCCACCCTCTTCACAAAATCAATCACCCTCATGATATTCAAACTCATATTCTGATAGGCTTCCTCAATCAGCTTCATGGTAGCCGTAGCCGTCTTAACGCCTCCCTGCTGCCCCTGAATCTGATCAGAGGTAGCGGCCTCTCTCTGAAACAGATCCATGAACAGCTTAAGCAACTCAAAGCCAACCGGAAAATTCCCAGGAAAGGGCAATGGCGTAATGGCACCCCCCGGAATCGGAATCATCTGCCCCGGTTTATACTCGATAGTCTCATTCTTCCCATTGGCCATAGCCGGATCATAAAAGATCGGCGGTGTAATGGCCTGCACCGAAGCATTCATGATGAGGTTAAGTACATCATTAACCAGCCTCTGCAATGACTCCATCTCTTCCGGCATCCCGATCCCAAGCAGCCTGTGTTTCCTCAATTCCCATATCCCTGCCTCAAGCGGCCTCCGTCCATGCCGAAATACCTCGCTCAAATGTTTCTTCCGGATCACCCTCCGCGCATCCATGAGCACCGTAAAAATCACCTGCTCCTGATAACCATTCCCCTCGATATCCCATAGATAATAGCACTCATAGCCCTTGATCACATAGGCTTTCTCCGGCGCATCCGCCTGCACCGTTCCCTCAATATCCTTTTCTTTCGACTCAGTTCCTCCCGGACTGACTATCCGCGCACCGATTGACGAGGCCTTAATAACATCCAGATCAGTATCATCAAACTCATATATCCCCTGATCCCTCTTTCTCAATAATTCATTCAATGTCGTGGTAAACTCAACGATCACATGATCACATGTTTGTAAATCCTTAGCATCCACTGGAAAGAACACACTATCAAAATTTTCGGCCTCAATCACAGCTCCTTCAAACCTGATCTCGGGCTTTTCCACCCTGGCCACAATCTGCCCTGCAGCCTCATTGACGGAAAAGTCAATCTCAAGCTCCTGATCTTCCCATTGCTCTTTACCTTGCTTATTGCTGATATGCTGCTGATACTTGACCTTAACCCTATCTTCACCGACATCCCGAACTTCCTCGATTCTGACTCTTCCCCCAACGACCTCAGGTAAAATATCCCTGATGATATCATCCTGAGTCAGTTCCCTCATTCCCGGCAGACTTACGGTATTCTCCTCAATCCCCCTTGTTTCATCCTGTGCGCGCATATACAAAGGATAGTACTTAAACTCAATGCATCGCCCGGTAATCTTCTCCCAGGTTGTCCGGGCAATACATGTTCCTTCGCCTATCAATATAGAGCAGGCCTGGTCCAGAAAATCGAAATAATCCTGCATGTGGCTATTTCGTATCCACTCGAATAAATCCTCGTTGTCCTTAACCTTCTCAACGTCATTCTCCTCAGTCGGCCTGAAAGTCCTGCGCTTCTTCAGCAGGGACATAATGCGGGCCTTCAGCCCCTTCATGGCGATCTTGAGCAGCGGCACTTGCACGTTAAACGGCTCATCGTCTTCTTTAATTTCAATAGCCCGGTAGAGTTCATCCCAGGTCTTGCGATTCTTCCGGTATCCATGGCTATCTGCTTCGTCCCGTGCCTGGTCTTCTTCGACACGATTGATTATAATGTGATCATCAATGGTGAGTGATTTATTTCTTTTCATTTTTTAGCTCATTTACTAACATTTCAAGATTTGACACTCTTTTAGCTATTTTAATACAACTATAAATATTAATAATAAATAAAATATCTAATACTATTATCGATAATGAATTAAACAATATGGATATTTCCATATCTGACTCTTGGCTCCTTATGTGATGATCACCCCACGATAAACCTTAATCGCATCATATATTTCAGATGCGTTGACTTTATTCACACTGTGTATATTACAATCACTTGCAATATACTCAACCATCACCATCACGTCTCAACATAATCCAAATTGACACAATCTGCTACATTTGTGCTTTCATCTGCTATCGGATCATGATTAAAATTAATCGTGACAACAGTTTCAGCTACTTGCTTGCGATTACAGTATTGCTCCCAACTTTCGCCATCGGCAGGACCTTGGGGCTTTGCTATTGTGACTTCGTCCTGCTCGTTATCTAAAATATGCTGTAGATCATTTTTTATAGATATTATCGGATATAGACCTTTCCCCGCATCATCTATATATGACTCACATATTTTAATCCACTTCTTCAATGTTTCTCTATTTTCTGCCTTCATCTTCCCCTCATCGCTTTATTCTTACATTAACTCACTTTTGATCTTGTCAAAAAATGCGTTTCGTTTTTCTTGTGTTTTAAATCGATAATTCTCTTTAGCACCATTCCCGAACACAATAGATAAACCAATAAAATCAACCGTGAGTTCATCAATCCACAGTAACCTTTGCGAAGGTCATATTTCCGCCTTGATCTTATTAAAAAAAGCATTTCTCTTATCTTCCATCTGAAACCAGAGCAACTCCGAAACACCATAACCAAACATTATTGATAAACCCCAATCCGGAAAACTATCTGTTGGTGGAATTTTCCGCACGCATAATATATCCGCCTGTCTTATACCAAATATCCCAACTATGTTATTCTCATCTTTCACATAGCATGGATACAGACACTCTGAATCATGTTTTTCCTCCTGCTCCTCTAACCAACGAGCAAAATTTTCACTAAAGGCGATCATTCCTTTCGCAATAACTTCGTTTCGCTTTTCTCCATCCATTCTTATCTTCCTCCCATCACCTTGTTCTTCATTTCCCGCACCTTGTACGCATTCTTCCCTGGTGTCCTTAGATGCGCCTGCACTGCCAGAGCACAGGCCATAACCGTATCATCGAAACATCCCTCCTGAGCATTCGTACTTCCGTCACTCCCCCGTACATATGTGCGCATCTCCCCAGCCAAGACCGTAGAGCGCACCACAATCCAGCCATCACGAATCGCTTCGGCCAGGGTGTCGATCATCTGCTTTTTGGTGTTCTTATCGGTAAACCAGCCGATCTTGGTAGTAACCTTCCTGGTCACCTCGTCGAGCACTTCCCGCCGATAGACCGGACATCTGTTTTTCAGATGATCAGCCGTAGTCCGGCCATGATTATTCACCTCTAAAAATATTATCGGCTGATTATAGGCTACGTACGCCATATACGCTTCATCTGCCAACAAATCAGGATCAATCCGGCTGCGATACTCGGCTACCTGAACGAGCTGCTCGGATGTCGGCAGACTATCCGCCCTCCATGTAGCCTTCTGCGGTCTCCGGAACACCTCAATAACATTGTAATCCCCCTTCTTTCCTTCGCTCGATCCTTCGACTTCCTCCCCACCCGCGGTATCAACGGCAATGACATATTCACCTCGCCAGTCCGGCATCTCGAAGATGCGCCATTCCCCTCTTGCCTCCGGGTGAAAAAGCACACTTTCTTTAGTCACACCCGGCATCGAGGCCAATTCCCGATTTGTCGGCCATGCTAGCACTCCCTGCCTGCTCTCTGCCTGCTCCTTCCTGGCGTAATCGTATATTTCCTTCAGCCTGGCCACATCAAACCGAGGTCTGCCTGAGACCAGAAATGCCTCATCTATGGATGCCGGATACATTTCGTGAAATGAATCCTCATCCCCGTGAAATTCCTGCTTCAGTATCCACCGCTTCCAATTTAATTGCTCTGGCGTGACCTGTTTCGGCCCGTCTATGGTCTCATATTGCATTTCCAACAGCGCCAGTTCCCGGTCATCGAGCGTGGTCATGAATTCAGCTCTGGCCTCCGCGCTCCTAAATTCCCTGCTATACTCTTCGTGCTCCATCCAGGGGACGAAAAATAGTATCCATTCGCCATCGTATTCTAAGGATTCCGGGTTCCCCTCCGTATTTTCCTCTGCCTCTTTCACAATTCTATAAAAATAGTCGCCTACGCCATTAGCCGTGGATTCGAGCACTATAAATGATCCGGGTGTTTTAGCCACGGCAGGAAGGAGCCCCTTGAACATCTCGTCAGTGTGGTGGTACTTACTCACTTCAGAACAATGCAGGTATTGCAGGGTATATTTTTGCCCGGCGTCTTTGTTCTCGGCGCTGTCAATAAATATGGTGGATCTGGTATCTTTGAAGGCCAATTCAAGCTTATTCGAGCGGTTCACTTCCGGGGCCAGGTGCGGATACTCCCTGGCCAGCTCCTCGTGGAAAGTTTTGGCCATCTCGAGAATGTACCCGGCGCCTTTCTGGTCATCGGCAATAATGAGCGCATTGACGTTCGGCTGCTGACTGGTGAGAGCATACATAATGGCATCGGTGATGGTAGTGCCTCCCCATTGCCTGGCTTTCAGGATGACAATGCGGATCGGCTTGCCGCTCGCTCGTAATGTTCGGAATAGCGCCAGAAATCTGCGCTGGGGTTGATTCGGCATAAGCGGAATCAGCGTACCTGCTTTGGTCTTGATCTTGAGCCGAAACGGACACGTTTCATCAAAAAATTGTAGCGGATCTAGTGCAAATGCTGCACGAACTGAGAGCATAATATTTTCTAATAGCGATTCGTTGCTGAAATCGATAACATCAAGTTTCATTTTTTGCTATCCGGCTGCGCCTGGTCTGGCTGTTTGCGGCTTGCGAAAAAATTTAACACGAAATCTACGGCTTGCTGCAACTGCTCAGGAGGTAAATTATGTTCAACTTTTGCGTCTATATTGTGGTCTTTTGGCATAGCAGCAATGCCGAGACGCAAAAATTCACTATAATTCTCTTCTGCGAGTTGAGTTAATTTTTTAAGAGGATCTTTTTCAAAAACTTCATCCCATTTCTTTAAATATTTCTCTTTAATGAATCTTCCGTGATGTGCATTTTTTCCTAACTGATTACCTTTTTCGAAACCCATGTTTATTCACATTTAATCGTTTGTTTTTTATACATCTGCCAATAGTTAAAGTGTTACTTTAACTATACCCTATTTTTATCAATGTTGTCAAGCATTTAAATCGAAATGAAAAACAAAATCTACGTAGTGCATAGCGGACCCTTCTTTCTGTAAACTAAGTTAACATGTTGAGGGAGAAAAGGCATTGGCTAGGGGGAAATGAGCAATGTTTTCAGATGCTTTCGGGTGTTAGCGTAGCAGTAAACATGGTTTACGTTTTATCATCTTCGTCCATTTGGTCTAAATTGAATATAGCCATTATCATTAATAATATCAATATGTTACACATACACATATGTAAATTTACATACGATTTTCAGGTTTTCGTCTGAATGGTCGGGATGACATAGTACATTGATAATATTGACGATACTCGACTTATCCACAATTTAGATCGGCTGATCAGTCGAGCTAAATTGAGTGAACAGCAGTAGATGAGATGATGCATTTTTTGCTATAGCTTGCTAACGCCTGTAAACACTGGGATAGAAAAATAAAATAAAAATATTTTGACATTGGCACAGGGAATGCAACTATAGTAAATCAAGGAAACAAGAAAACAAAAAAACAAAAGAAAGGGGAAAATTATGAACTACGAACTACAAGCAGAAACTTTGGCATTTGTGCAACACAACGGATTGTGGCCTTTCAATTATGCTCTACAAATTGCAGTTCTTTTTAATTCGATGGTTGAATTTTATTGCCACGACACAAAACGAGTATGGTACGTATATCCTACAGGATATTGTACATCGAATTAACATGACTTCGGGGAGGGCTTACTCCCTCCCCCACTTTCCCCTTGTGTTAATTATGGTTTAATGTTATAATCGAAACATTAAATCATAATTAAAATAAGGAGAATAAAATTGACACCGTTAACGACAAAATCAATCAGAATCGAGTCGAGTCTCTGGAATCAATTCGTTATCCTCTGTCGAGTGCGGGGGATAACGGTAAGTAAACGAATCGAGCAGCTCGTACAAAAAGAGCTGGCGACCGAAGACCCCCAGGGGAAGATTTTAGAAATCGGCAAAAACTAACAGCAAACCAGCCAGCGGTCTGGCGTTAGGTTCGAGAAACTCAGGCATTTTTTTTGGAGAAAGTAATGTGTGAAAAATGCAGAAATGATCAAAATTGTAGTGAGTTTTTTAAGTGGAAGGCAGACACTGAAGGCGATTGTACTGGATTTGAGCAGAATGACATCAATGATACTGAGACATATATTGATGAAGATAGCGATAGTTGGATTTAGTCGTAATCCCCCTGCCCGTCATCCCTGGCGTGCGGGGGAAATGAAGGAGAAGAAAATGAAAAAATGTTGTTTGAGTTGCAATTCCCCATGTGTAATCGAGAACAACAATCCTGATGTACTAAAAAAAAAGGTGTGTAAGGATTGGACGGAGATAAAGAAAAAAAGAAAGAGAAATCCAACAGCTCACAAATTTTCGATGTGGGCAAATTGGTGAGGAGTAACAATGAAAAGGATAGTCGTGCAGTTGATGAAGAAATTAAATCCGCTTATGACGAGCGGGCGGGCGCTTGAAACGGTTAGGACATGGGAGCAGAGGTTTGGCGTAATAGCGGCGGTAACATTTGCAGAAGAGCCTATACTGATTTTTGAAAACGGAGGGATAAGGATAAAATTCTACGAATCGTACTGATGAGCTCTGAATGAGCGAAACGGTCGGAAAACGTAACGACACCGACCGTCTACGATAACGAAGAGGAGGAAGAGAGAGACAGAGACTACTAACACCACCATACACCCCTGCCCTCCCACGAGGGCAGGGTTTGACCCGACCGAGGGGATTACCGGCATGGTGCCGGTTGATAACCAAGAGCCTGGCTGGGCTGGGCAAGGAAGGATAGAAATGATAAATCGAGATTTAATTAAAAAATATGAAAACCTTTATTCTGAAATACTTTCAACCATTACTGATCTTCATAATATAGAAAAAAAATCATTTGTGTCTAATTTGCCTCCGCTCGAAGAGTCTTTGTTGGATCTCTCTGCAGAGGCGGCTATTAGAAATCATAATTCGGTTTCTAATTTTTACGGTGAGAAAAGAGACATGCGTAAGAAAGA